TCTGGGGTTCTTGTGTAGCATCTTAATTTAACGGGGGTGTAAAAGCCCCCTATTTACAAACATTATAAATTTTATACCGTGGCTTGTACGACATTATCTACCATCCTAAAGGGCTGTGATTCAAATATCGGGGGCATTGTGAGCATCCTTGTGAATGACCAAAATAATTTAGGAACGGTAACCGTAGACACAGCAGCTTGGGAAGTAACTTCCTTTGGTTCGCTTGTGGACGAGTTCGTTGAATTCGAATTTAGAAGGAATACAGGTAACTTTACGGAAGAACTAGCAAACGACTTCGTTAACGGTTCACAATACTATACACAGACTATTACGCTAATGTTCCACAGAAGAGAAGCAAGCAAGTCTAAAGCTATCAAAATCCTTGGCGAAGGTCAGAGAGATTTGGCTCTAGTAGTAGGTGACGCTAACGGGAAGTATTGGTACTTTGAAAACGCTCAGTTGAGTGCAGTTGCTGAAGGATCGGGAACGGCGAAAGCTGACGGAAGTAAGTACTCAGTTACATTTGTAGCTGAATCGGAGCATTTGGCTTATGAGGTTGACCCTTCAATCATCGCAGCGTTGACAACTCCTATTTCGTAAATAACCTAATTTTCTTTAAAGGGGTAGCCGATTGGTTACCCTTTTTTATTTATATAGGCATTTTAAGTTGATGCTCTATAATCTTATTATTCTTGCTTATATTATCGAATGCCCAAAGTGGTCTGAAGTTAGTGTAATGATTTAATTCAATCAAATGCTTTTCATCTCTTGCTTTACTAACTGGATAGATATGATCAAGATGCCATTCTCCCCTATTCTCCCAAGTCATTCCCTTTAAGAATTGTTTTTCTATATGCGTCTTGAATGTTTGAAAATCACACCCTAGAATTTCGTGTGTTCGGCTATTTTTTTTATAACCACTCCTATTTAATGATTGAATTATAAGGGACCTTATTGACATTTCAAATCTAAATTTAGGGTTTGTCTTGTACTTATTACTAATAGACTTTCTCACGTGTTCCCTAGACATTTCTAAATAACAATTATGACACCTTGAATATTTATGAACGCTTTTCAATCCTACAGGTAGGTCTTTTTTATACACTTTTATATTGCAATTTGTACATTTAAAAACACCATATTCTGATTTAAGCCTCTTCTTTATTTTGTCTTTTAAACTTGCAGTGTAATCCTTTCTCATTTTTTTACTTTCATTGTATTCAACTATCAACAACAAGTACTCATTCGGGTATGTTTGCCTTTTCCTATCATTAACGCTATGTCTTCCCTTTGGTAAAATGCCCTTGCTCTTTAATGTGACAACCGCTTTTCTACAAAATTTACATCCTTGGTAATCACTTCTGCTACCCCAATTATAAAAATCCTTTTCACAATGACCTACCCTAGAGCATTTATAGCATCGTTTAAATTGTTCAAAAAACTCTTGTTTCCAAATTATTCCTATTGTCTTATCGTTGCAAGGATATACATACATAGTGCTAATATAACCATTTTTTCTTTTTATACCAAGTTTAAGTAATGATATACATAACCCGAGATACTAACAACGAGTTTGCTTTAACTCTTACCGAGAGTTCAACTATAAGCAACCCTTACTTCTTGTTCAAGTTCGTTTGGGAATACAACGAGTCGGCTGCCCCGATATATTGGGTTGGTACAGATTACTCGCCTTATTCTGACAGATACAATTTATTCTACATTGACGAACCCGTTGACGTAGAATTTAGACAAGGGCAGTACAGGTACGAAGTGTACGAAAGCGACCAGGCTATAACAATAGACGAGAACACAAGCGAAAGCGGACTAAACAAAATCGAAGAAGGTAGATTAGTAGTTTACGGGGATGGTAATTCAATATACGATTAATGGGATTATTTGGAAAGTTTAAAAAAGAAGAAGCACCGCAAGTAGTGGATATGGGAGGGTATCAATCCTTCTCTACTCCGTTCTTGAAAGTGCCAAAGGGGGATTTAAGTCTACCTTATATTGACTCACGCTATCAAAGTAGGGGTTACGTTCCATTTGGTGAGGACAATCTTGCGCCTCAGTTGTGGAATCAGTTGTACTATTCATCTCCTTTGCATGGTGCGATAGTTAACTACAAGACGAACGCCGTGATAGGTGGTGGTTATTCATTTGATGAGACTAAACTAACAGCTAAAGACAAGGTTAATCTATTCGCTTTTACCAAGAAGATCGGGATTAAGAAGACCTTATCCGCTATTACGAAGGATTTAATCCTACATGAAAGGGTATATTTCATCGTAACGCTGAAGAATAAGCAACTTGTAAAGATTAAACGAGTAGGTTCTGAGAAGGTCAGAGTAAATAAGGACAAGACTATCTACTCAATAAACGATGACTGGCAGTATTCAAGTCACATTAAACAACTTACTCCGTATCATCAGAATTGCACAGACGGAGAATACATCTATGTATACGAAATGGAATCTGTAGGTCAGGACATTTACCCTATTCCACAGTATACTTCCGCTTTGAACTTTGCTTTCTTGAGTGGCGAACTATCCTATTTACAGAAGTCGAACATTCAAAACTCAATCTTCCCGTCATTCGCTATGATGTTCCCGAAGAAGCCGCAAGGTCAGGAGGAAATGAATCTAATTCGTAACACGGTTGAGAAGGCGAAAGGTGCAGAGAACGGAGGTAAGGCTATTGCATTCTTTGCTAACTCTAAAGAACAACTTCCCGAACTAGTAAACATTCCTACTAACAATAACGATGAGTTGTTTAAAGGTACATCTGAACTAATCACAGAACAGATTTGTTTCGCTCATACAATCGACCCTATCCTTTTAGGGGTTAGGACTACGGGTTCACTAGGCAACGGCTCGGATATTAAACAAGCGTATATCATTTTTGAAAAGAACGTTGTCACTCCGTTGAGAGAATCTGTTATGGATATTATGAACGGCATCCTAAAGATTGCAGACATTGATACGAAGATGGACATTATAAACTTTCAGATTATCAACGAGACTATCACAGCAGTTGAGGACGAAGGTAATGCCACAATGGAAGCACTTAACTCAATGAGTCCACTCGTAGCCACTAAGGTTTTAGAGATGATGACAATAAACGAGGTTCGTCAGTTGGCAGGATTACCGCCAGTTGAAGGAGGAGATATTACAAACGCACAAGCTAACCAAACACCAACGGTATGATTTACTTTGTCACAGAAACATATCTAAAGAACAACACACCTATCACAAAGAACGTAGATGTTAAGGACGTTACTCCTTACATCCGTCCTGCTTCTGATATGCGTGTTCAATCTATTCTTGGCTCTTACTTTTACGAGTATCTTCTTGGTTTATACAACGCTCAGAACTTATCAGCAAACGAAGAACTATTAGTTGAAAAGATTCAACCCGTAGTAGCCTGGAGAGCAGCAGAGAACGCAGCGTTCGGTCTATCTTACCAACTTAAAAACAAAGGTATCCAATCTCAGTTTGGTGACTACTCTCAGAACGTAACTCAAAGCGAGGTTGCTTTTGTCATGGATCACTACGGACAGATGGCAGCGTTCTTCGAAAAGCGACTGACTAACTTCCTACTAGAGAATAAAGATTTGTACCCTCAGTTTACATCGGAACTTAACAAGGACTCCGACATTAAACCCGCTGACGATTGCACGGATAATGACTACGATAATACTATGATGGTTATCTAATGGCAGGAAACACTTCAACGATTGATTTAAAAGTAACGGGTATTGCTGAAATCAAAAAGCAACTCCGTGAACTAAAGGGCGAACTTGCTTCCGCTACTGACCCTCAACAGATGGCTGAACTTGCTGAAAAGGCGGGTGAACTTTCTGACCAGTTGAAGGATGCGAACGAGCGAGTGTCTGTCTTTGCTAGTGGCTCTCCATTTGAAAAGACTAACAACGCTTTAGGATTGATGGGTTCTCAGCTTATGTCCCTTGACTTTGAAGGTGCTGCTGAAAGTTCTAAGTTATTCGCCTCGGCTGCCAAAGGAATCAACGGAGATGTTATTGCAAAGTCATTAAAAGGGCTAGGAACGGTCGTAGTTCAAGTAGGTAAGGCATTTATGTCTGTAGGATTATCCCTACTTACAAACCCAATCTTTCTTATTGCTGCTGCTATTGCTGCGATTGTGGCAATCATCGTTCTATTAATGAACAAACTCGGTATTCTTAAACCGATTCTTAACGCTATCGGCAAGGTCTTCGGGTGGATTATGGCTATCATTGACGGGGTTGTTGCTGCGTTCAAGATGTTGACCGACTGGCTAGGTCTTACGGCACACGCTGCGGAGGAATCTGCTGCTAGACAAATCAAAGCAAATAAAGCGGTGGCTGATAGTGCCAAGAAACTACAAGA